ATGGCTACTATTATTAAGAACGGTAACAAATACCGAGCACAAGTTCGCAAAAAAGGCATTTACAAAACTGCTACTTTCAGCACAAAAACAGAGGCAAACCGCTGGGCTTACGCTTTAGAGGCTCAAATTGATGCCGGAGAATACAACACCACCCCGAACATTCTTTTTGCCGAATTAATCGACAAATACCTGAAAGAAGTCACCCCAACCAAACGTGGGAAAAGAGAAGAACGCTATCGCCTGCTAAGAATTGCCGGCAGTAGCTTGGGCAATATCCCATTACCAGCACTTACTAAAGAGCATTTACGCCAATGGCAAAATCAACGCTTGCGAGAAGTGCAGCCAGTTTCCGTCTCAAGAGAAAGAGCGACTTTATCGGCACTCTTTACAAAAGCAATGGAATGGGATTATCTCAAAGAAAATCCTCTGAAAACACTGGAAAAAATCAAAACGCCACCAGCAAGAACTCGCCGATATAGCGATGAGGAGATAGACAAACTGATTTTTGTCTCCGGCTACAGCCCTAACCAGTCACCGCTATTAATGCAACAAAGAGCCGGAGCAGCACTATTATTTGCGATTGAGACCGCAATGCGAGCCGGTGAAATTGCTGGTTTAAAATGGGAACATATAAACCTACAGGCACGCACCGCATTTTTGCCACAAACCAAAAACGGTTATTCACGCACCGTGCCACTCTCAACCAAAGCAATCGCAATTTTAAATCAGTTGGAACAACTTGAACCGAACAAGCAAAACAGTGTTTTCCAGCTCACCAGTCGCAGCCTTGATTCGAATTTTCGCAAGCTGAAACAAAAAGCAAATCTACACAATGCCGATCTGCATTTTCACGACACACGGCGAGAGGCACTCACACGGCTGGCAAAATACCTCTCCCCGATGGAACTTGCCAAAGTATCAGGGCATAGGGATTTAAGCATTTTACAAAATACCTATTACAACCCTGATATTTCAGAGCTTGTGAAAAAATTGCAATAAAATAAAAGCCGATAAATAGTAAAATTTATCGGCTTTTTTGTATTTATTAGTTGAATATAGGATATCCTACATTATAATAATCTCACTTTCAAGGGATAGCTTGAAAGTGAGTGTAAGGCTTAAACCTTACAAAATGAAGAAGGATAAGAAAATGTTTAAATACATTATCCTAGTTGTCTTCCTGTTAATGTTCAGCTTGCCGGCTTATTAACTTGAAGCAACTCGCTGGGGGTGAAAGCTCCCAGCTCTTCAACAAAATTTATAATAGGGATAAATTATGGCAATGTCAAGAAATGAAATCCAAGCTAAAAGCGAGGCAAAACGAGGAATAAAGCAAAAATCCTTTAAACTACCGCTTGAGGTGATCGCAGAAATCGAAGCACTTAGCCAAAAACTCAACATTCCACAAAATCAGCTAATTATCCAAGCTGTTGAACTATTCAAGCAATCAAAAGGGGCGTAAGCCCCTTTACTCTTATTTTTCCAACAAACTCAACGCTCCTTTGACAAACATAATCCGTTCATTATCTGCTTGAATAAAGGTTTTTGCTCGGTCTAAAGCATTTTTTAACGGGTATTGTAAATTATGCAAATAATGCCCGCCGATTTGTTGATTAATACTGTTAGCAAGAGGTGAACGTTGTAATTGATGTGCCATTTCAAAAGCTTGTGTGCCAAAAGCATATAAATCCATAATGACTTTTAAAGATTTAGCTTGCTCTTCAAGCGGCTGTTTTTCGGGTAAAGTTTGCGAATACTGCCCCGTTTTGCGAATTTGCGGCAGAACTTCTTCAAATACCCAGTTTTGGAATTCTTTCGCTATCGGCTTTTCACTACGGAAAATAATTCTGTATAAGTTTGGCTCATTAATAAATGATGTTTTACGTTTTTTTTCATCTTTTGCCAAAATGTACGCTTTGCGTACCCCTTGCATATCTAACATTTCTCTTTGTACTCGGCGTGAGTTTTGAATTTCAAAAACATTACACACATCAAGTAAGCAAAAGTGCGGTTGGTCTTCGAAGAATTCAATACGAACAGGATTTGAATTGAAATTAAAGATTTGAATATTTGACATTTTATGCCCCTGATTAAATTTAGTAGGTAATTCGAGCAATCTTAGTGGGATTGATCGGGCGTCAACTACTGTAATCAGACAGCGGAGCTTATTTCCCTTTCGGGTATTGTATTAGGCTCTCTCGACCCGACCATAACAGATATGATCGTATTACACCTAAATTTTAGGCATAAAAAAACCGCTAATTTGTCGGAGCGGATAACCGACTGATTAAAGTAGTGCGGTTATCTTATCCAAGCCCCGATTATTTGTCAAATACTCTCCCTCCGCTTAATTCTTCACCTTCCACATCAAACAAAATTTCACCACTTCACCAGACACCCACTTCTTCGCACCTCTGCCCTTGCCTCGTAAGCCATCAAGGGCAATCGGTTTCGGAAAATGGGGGCTTGATGTAATACTTCTGCTGGTATGTTCTTTGCTATAACCAAAATAAGCGGCCACATCGCCCAAATCCCACAATTCACGGCTATGTTCATTCACACCTTTCACTTTTAAAAGCTGCTCTACCTCACACAATTTTGCAAAAACTTGCTCATTTGTGACCTCTTGTACTACTTGCTCTTGTTGCATTACTCCCCCTCCAATCTGCCACCCAGCACCGCATAACCCGCAATATCTCGCCAGTTATCTTTATAGTCTGGATTACAACCGGCAAAAATGCGAGCGAGTTTCACACAAATCATCTCGCCTGCCTCTTTGTGATGTGGTTTAAGTTGAGTATTGGTATCTAGCAACACCGCTTTTAACTGCTGGCTCATTGTGGCAACATCATCAAAGCTGCCGTAATTTTTGCCACGTTCTTCGATTATTTTTTCTATGCTTACATTTTTCACTTCAAATTTTCCTGCAGGTCTTATATGTAAATTTGGTAAATTTGCACTAAATGGCATTTGTTTTTCCCATTCTCTCATTATTCACCCCCTAAAATGGTATATCATCATCAAACTGCGGAATATCTTTCTGCTCGTCCGCAGTCATCACGTCTTGATTTTTCTGCTTTGGTTGCGGTTTATTTTCTGCCTTATTTGGCGTATTTTTCTCACCACTACTGAGCATTTGCATCTGCTCGGCAATGATCTCTGTAATACTCCGCTCAACACCGTTGCTATCCGTCCATTTTCGGGTTTTAATTTTCCCGATAATTGATACCAAATGCCCCTTTTTTACATACAATTCGGCGATTTCAGCTAATCGGCGATAAAGCACCACCCTATGCCATTCGGTGCTTTCTTTCTTCACACCTGTTTGCTTATCTGTCCACTTTTCAGAGGTCGCTACCGATAAAGCCACAACTTTCTCACCATTTTGCATTGTTCTAATATCAGGGTCTTACCCCAAACGTCCGACTAATGTGACTAAGTTCATTATTTCGCCTCCACTAATCCTAACTTCATTTCAATTTCGTCTAAAGTTTCCAAGACATATACATAGTTATCCATTGCTCTACAATAATTCTCCTTTACATCAAAAAGATAGTTCTCAAAATATTTACGTCCTTCTTCATTTAAAATCAGAACCGAACCATTCCAATCTTCAAATCCATAATCATCAGTTGGTATCTCTCCCTCTCGAAATCCTTCAATAAACTTAGTTTGAATAATCTCATCATAACAAAACGCTTTGCAACGCACTGGTTCTCCATATTCATCTTCCTCAATCCAATAATTAATCAAATTTAAACGAATAAATTTAGCCATTTTCTTAATATCCTAATTCAAAAAACATTCATAATTATCAACAATTTGCTCAATCAACTGCCCACGGTTATAGGTGAGATAAATCGTTTTTTGCGAATTTCCCCAAATTTTTAACCGCTTGCCGTTTAGTAAATCGTCTATTTGATGTTCAGTAACCCGTCCTCGCATTGTAATCAGTTCATTTCTTAGGCAATTTCGAGCCTCTTCACTAATCTGATTATTTTTTGACCCCGTACAGTTACTGACACAAGTCCAAGGGGGAGCAAGCTCCCCTAATAAAGCGATAGCCTCTTCGTTAAACCCTAACTTCTCGTAGTATTTACGTTTAGCTTCCGCTCGTTCCGTTTCGGTTGCATTTTCTAATTTTTTCTGTAATTGTTGCTCCTCCCAGTTTTTAGGTTTAAGTTGAATGCTCCACTCTTTCGGGCGTGTATTAATCTGCACACCGTTTTTAATGTTAATAATGCCGCTCACTTTTAATGATGGCTCTTGATACATCGTATATAACGCCTCACCGGTTTCGCTTTTGCGTTCGGTATAAGTAATACGTGCAACTAAATCGGCACGTTTAACCAACGCACCGCCTAATTCTTCGGTGAAAACGTCCCACTCTCCGCTGTCAGCAATTACACGGAGTTTCTCTAAGGTTTCATCTTCTTGCTCTACGTCTCCTAAACGGCGTAATTCACGCCATAAGCTGATCGGGATATTGCCAAGTTGTTGGAACTGTCGAATACGCCAAACACTAGACCACGCCCCCACACGAGCCGCATTTTCTTTCGCCTGAATATTTGCCTCGTCTGAAAACTCGCCATCCATTCCAAAACCGTCAATGTTTTTAGAAACATATTTCACTAAATAACCCGTTGCCGTGCCTTTCTCTTTCTCAATACGCTTGAATTTGCAACGGTATTTCTTCGCACCTGCTTCTGTACCATCTACCTCAAGGGCATAACTCAAGAACACACGGCGAAGCTTTTCCATATCTTCCGGACGAGTGAATAGAATTAAATGCCAGTGTGGGGTAGCGTCAGCGTGAGGTTCAGCCACTCGAAAACCGTAAGCCATTACGCCCTCACGGTTGAGTTTGGCACGGATTTTCGCCCAAGCATTCACAAGGTAAGCCTGTGTTTCCGCAGGGCTTGCTCCGTTCCATTTCGGGTTCACGCTACTGGTTCTTGAAAGCATTGCGTGATACTTAGACGGAGCAGTCAAGGTAATAAACCACCCCTCGTGCCCTTGCTTATCTGCATAACGCTCAAATCCATTCATACGGGTAAGTAATTCAAGGCGCTTAATTTTCGGGTTAGAGGCAGACTTCAACCAAGTTTCGAATAGTGAAAGTTGCTCTTCCGGCTCGGCGATATTGGCAATGATCATTGATTTCAAATAATCAATATTCGCTTTGCGTTGAGCTTCAAATGCTTTCAAACAAACATTCGAGCAATAAGGCGAAAGCATATTCACCATACCGCAGGCTATGGCTAAATGCTCTTTCATCTGCTTTGCGATTATGGATAGCTTTCTCGTCCACCATTTTTCACAGGTCATTTTTAAAAAGCCTGTGGTGATCTCCTCTTTGGTTAATCTGCCCTTTCTCGCTTTTTTCTGATACGGCGAATCAATCTTGAGCTTATTCACCTCTGTCATCATTGCCCGATAACACTCAAGCAACACACTATAGGCGGTGTCGCCATCTGTGGCTTTGTGCATATTCTGTTCAATGCTATCTTGCTGAATTTGGCGAATACGGTAGGCAATGCTTAAGGCAAGCTGTTTGATTTGTTCCTCTGTTTGGTAGGCAATAGGGCGAATGCCTTGAGCTTTTAAGTAGCGAGAGCTATTCTCTAAACGGCAAAGGTGCATAGGCAGTTGAATACCTTTCACTTCGGCATCTTGTTTAATTTTTTGTACCGCTTGTTGCGTATCAATACCGGCACCGAAATAAACATTACTATCTAATTCAGCTAAAAAATCTAAATCTTGATGAGATTGTTTGAGGAAATCGAACACATCACAATATTGGCTAATCACCGCCTCAATGCGTGGCAACTTGCGAACCATTTCCGCTTTGAACCAATCAGCAGTTTCAACTTGGCTAAGTTTTTGTTTTGCTAGTTTTTCGTGGTATTTTCTGCCGAAATATTCCGCTAATGCTTGAGGCAAACGCTCAAAATAAGATTGGCGTAATGGCTCGTGAACAGGGTCTAAATGAAATAACTCCTGCTGAACCATTGACGTGTAAGGCTGTTTGAATGCTTGATATAAACGATCAGAATGAGACTCTACCGCTACAGGTAGTGCAAAAGCCTCCGCAACAGGTGGGAGTGAAACACCCATTGCGAACGCCTCTGTCGCTGTAAGAATCTCATTCTGATAATTCATTTAATGAAAGTACCTAAGTAAGTTAAACAAAATGCTTGCTCGAGCAAGCGGATATTCTCAACATCTTGCAGGCTGAACGGCTTTTTAAGCTCACCACTCCAGCCTAATTCGTTTTTCAGTAGCCAGAGCAACAATACATCGCTTTCTATATGGCTCTCTACGTTCTTGTTTGCTTGTTTTCGGTCTTGATATAAAACAACTATCTCACCCTCGCAGAACAAGGCGTAACGCCGCTTTAACTCATACCGCTCAATGTGGTAGGTTTTACCGCTTGGGGCTTGCCAGCTGGGGTGTATGTGGGTGTAAGCACATTTAATGACGTTGCTCATTTTTCCTTTGCCTCATTTGCTCCACCATTTTGATGATCGCCTTTTCTAAATCTGCCGTATTCATCACCAACACTTTTTTAATCACCTCGCGGCTTGAATTTCTAACTAACCGATACAAACAAAAACAGCCAAATTTTTCGGTAATCTCAAATCTTCCGCTCCAAATCATCTTGCCACTTCCTGCTGATAACGCTTTGAAAACGCCTGATATTGTCGGTAAGCGTAGCGGTTGCCCCACTTACACCATAGCTTGTGAAACAGCTCACATAATTCACGGTTACGGCTCATCATTTCTTCCTTAATCTGGTTCATTAATGCGTTGTTCACGCAATTTTGATTCTCTTTTCATTACTCGCTGAAAATCGGCTATCTGCTCTAACCACAAGCTAAAACTGTGTAAAAGGCGTTTTTCTTGTGGCGAATACGCTCCCCAAGGCTTCAGCTCGGGGTTATCTTGCAAAAATGCAACACGCAATAAAAAGCGTTTAAAATCTTCGTTGTCTTGTCCCCAAATCTCGCCTAAGTGATCACAAGTAAATTGCTTGTGATGGCTGTTAATTCGTATTTTTTGAAACGTTGCCACAAAATCCATAGCCACCTCTTACTCAGGATTACCCTTGCTACACAACACTTTTTTAAACAGAGCAAATAAGCTTTCTTTCTGTGTTGGTGTTGGCTTTTTCTCTAACTGAATAATGCGTGCTTTTAACTTATCTTGCTGGCGAAGCAGGCGTGCTACCTTTCTTTCTAACGCTGTGAGCAAATCATTAATCTGCTCACTATTCAGCTTTGCCAGCTCTGCTTCATCAGCTAATTTGCTTTCCAAATTTGCCACTCGTTTTTCTAACTGAAACTGATTTACACGGCGTTTATTCATTTTTTTAAATCGATTCCAGCGTGCTTTGTGGACTTGGTGTAATTGTCTATTCATTGCTCAATTTCCTAAATTTAGGGTGTAAAAATCTCGCCCTATGCAAAATAAGGCTTATTTTTACGGTTGATTAAAATTGGGATTAGTCTTGCTTAGGCTGCTCTGCTACAACACCATCGAACAAATCAGGCGTATTTAAATCGGCTTCCATTAAGCATTTATTAACACGCATTGCCTCTGGTCTTTCGTTATAGGTTGGCGTACGCACACGAATAATTTGGCTTTGAATGGTGTGCTCTGTGCCACAATTATTACAATAAACAATGGCTTCAATTACCAGCATTCCGATTTTGCCCGATGTACGCACTCGCAGATTTTTACTGTTGCAGTTTGTGCAGATGTGGTCTAAATTCATATTTTCCCTTACCGCCTTCCCCAAGGCTCTATTCACATTCTTTGCGTTTTTACTGTTGTTCCGGCTTATCTATCCCCATAGACAAGCGGTTGAATTTTGGTTATTTTTTACATATTGTTTAACCCTCCAAAAGGAAATAGTATGAACACTGAAAATGAAATTATTGAACTGACTGTTGAAGTTGAAACTTACGCCATCAACTAAACGCCAAAAACATTATTCTTGATGATTTAAAAGGTCGCTTAACAGACTACCAACGCAAACGACTGGACCGGCTTTTCGAACGTTCACGCCGACAGTATTTAAATGACCTTGACCTTGAAGAAGAGCAAGCTGAAGCTCTTGAAGCAATTTGCAACGAGCTTGAGTCGTTTCTGGCGAACTAATACCAAAATCCAACAAGGTCAAATCTAAACGCCATTTACCGTCTTGATTACGTCTTACAGTAAATTTCCCACTCGCTAGCCCTGCCTGTTCAGGGCTTTTATTTTGCTGTTCCATTTTCCAACTCCTCACAAATTTCCCTAATTCGTTAAACCTAACCCCTGACGAACTAACATTCGCCCGAGTGCTGCTTTAGTGGCTAACCCCAAACGTTCCCGCTCACGCTCGAAGGCTTCGCCCTCCTCCTCATTTAAGGTGAGATGAAACGCCACAGAAACTTCTCGTGTCGGGCGAAATTTTCGCTCGATTTTGGGGCGATTTTCGTCTTGTGCCATATTGAAACTCCTCTGATTTATTGCTATTGTTAAGGCATTTTATTAAAACGATCCGTTTTTAATGATTTCGTTTTGTTGTGTATATAATAATTCCTATTTTAGGAATTTTCAATCCTATTTTAGGAATTTTTAAGAGGTTTTATGAGTATTTTCTCTAATCGGCTAATTATTGAACGAACTCGAATTGCTAGTCATTCCGAAACAGATAAAGAATTAGCTAAAAAATTAGGCACATCACCATCAACATTGGGAAATTGGAAAGAGCCAAAAAAGAAAACTCCAACACTGACTGAATTAGTGTTTGCCTATGCTTTAAATCATAACCTTGACCTCAACTGGCTAATTCTAGGAAAAGAAAGCCCTGCACTTGGTGAAATGGAAACGGAATTATTGGCACGCTTTGCCAAGCTGGATTTCAAACAAAAATTAGAGTTACTCAATAGCCTAGACAAGGGTGATTTTGCAAAAAACGGGACAAATCAAACCGCTTGCGGAGACGGCAATAATCAACAAATTTTTAGTGGTGATGTAAAAGAAGTGGTGGGGATAAAAAAAACGAATCATCCATATTTGCAAGAAATGCAAGCCCTTAATCGGAAAATACAAGCTAATGTAGACAAAGTAATCCCACCAGAGATGCAAGCTCTTAGTCGGAAAATGCAAGCTAATGTAGACAAAGTAATCCCACCAGAGATGCAAGCTCTTAGTCGGAAAATACAAGCACTAACGGCAAATTTGCCTATTGATGCTATGCAACGTTGGCAAGAGATGTTAGCTAAAAGTAATGACCCCGAAGATTTTGCTATTTTTCACAGCCCAGCATACAAGGAAACAGAAAAAAGAGTTGAATTAGGTATTGCAGAAGAACCAGAAAAACAATTAGTCGCTTTCGTTGGAAGCTGGGCTAAAGCAAAAGAAGTACCTAAAAAAATACTGAAGGCTGCATCTAGTATTAATACGATTTTAGAACTTTGGGAACGTATTATGGAAATGATTATTCGCAGTACAGGAAATTAAAATAACGATGTAAAACCTCCTTTAACAGTTATTCATACAGGATTTTTTAAAATGAGTAATCGAAAATTTGTTACCCTTGTCTCTGAAGATGATAACCCTACGGCATTAACTGCCCAGCTAATGCCCGACCCTTACGAGGATAATTCAGATGACGACAATCAATCAGACAACGAAGACGATTAGCTTAGACACACAAAAGAAAAATCTACTTTTTAGCATTGGGCGTTCTATCCGTTATAACGTGAAACGCCAACGCTTTTTTGAATGTTGGGAGCGTGGCACAAATGCCTTGGCGATTTTATTTGGCTCTAGTACGGTTTATGCCTTAATGCAGCAACATCAATCTGTCGCAGTTGGTATAAGTATTTTACTCACCTTGCTTTCGACCTTGAGTTTGGTGATTGGATTTGGTAGCAAAGCACGAGACCATCGGGATTTTGCACAACAATATTTACGGTTAAAAGAGCGATTAACCCTTGAGCCACTTACACAAACACTTTGTGATGAAATTAAAATTGCTACCCAGCAAATTGATTTAGCCGAACCACCGGTGTTAGTAGTATTAGAACAAATTTGTTATAACGAGCAAATCAATGTAGAGGGCTTACCCAAAGAGAAAATGACTTCCATTCATTTATGCCAACGCTTATTTGCCAATTATATTGATATTTGCCCGCATCGTTTAATACACCATAGAAAATAGAGATCAACCATAAGGAGTTAATGTGGGGGATACAAACAATCAACACTTTCACGCTAATGTGAATGAAGTCAATGGCATTAAAGCAAACAATGTTTATCTTGATGCCAAAGCCGAAAAGCAGAAACAGGCTTATCGTTCTAAAATGTTGAAAGAAATTCTTTATTATCGCCACCATTGCTACGAATTGCATATTTTACTGTGCAACTATACAAGGGAACGCTTCCAAATTAAGGGTGACTTTAAATTTATCGACCTTTCAGACCAACAACTTGAACAGATTTATAAATTTAGCCAACCGTTGAAAGAGGTGGCTTTTGTTTATAGTAAAAATCTGCAAGACGGGAAGTATAAATGGGTTTATAAAGTGGCTTATATGCTGGAAAGTGTTAAGCGGTGGGTTAAACGTTAAGGTATTCATAATGCAAAAATTACTCTTCTCTACTTTGTTTTTTATTTCACCTGTAGTTTTGGCTTATAGCTGCAATGACCCTATCCCTTACTGCAAAGAAATGCAATCTTGTGAGCAAGCAAAGTTCTATTTAGAAAAATGCGATGCAGATCGCTTAGACAGGGATAACGACGGCATACCTTGCGAAAATGTTTGTGGCAAGAAAGGCAAATCCGAGAAAAAAGATGACAAAAAATCGGATAAATCAAAATCGACTAAATCCAAATAGTCTTACACCTATCTATTGCATACTAGGACTTATAAATGATTGAACCAAAAACTAAACACGAAGCAATGGCAACTCAATGTCGCCAACTATTGAAAGCGGTGAAATGCTATTTGTAAATATCAAAGTGAACACTTTTGAAAGTGATGGTGTTTATGTTTTTAGTTATGGCGAAACTTTACATATTAAACGCTTGCAGATGGCTGGAGATGTCCTTCGAGTGATTTCAGATAATACAAAGTATCCAATGTGGGAAATCAATGAGGAAAATTATGACAAATTCCAAATCCATGCCAGAGTCTTACTCGCTCAATCTCAACATTTGAAGCGGTTTTAGGAGAAAATTATGACTGACAACCAAAAAAAGAATTCGATTGATGATATATCTAGTGAGGATCTTTATCGCTATTTTAAAGCAAAAAATATTATTAAAGGGCAAGAATTTATTTCTTGCCATCTTTGCCAACATAAAAAATTCTCATTCACTGATTCAGCCCCCTTTTTACCTGAATTTATGGGTAATCCAGAGGTTAAATATCGACTAGCTTTACAACCTAAGCTCATTAAACCTGTTCAGATATATTTATCCGAAATGGAAGCTCGCAATAAAGATAAAGAAAATAATGATAATTTCCCTGCCTCTACTATCCTGAAAACCCCTGAAGTTTTTGATATTTTCAAAAATCTTCACTCAAAGGAATATTTAGTGCTGACTTGTGATAATTGTGGCAACACATTATTAATTGATCGGGATAAAATTGTGGAGTTTCTGGAAAAAGAGTCGGAGGGAGAAGAAGATGCAAAATAATACTCAAGAATCAATGGTAAATTTGAGCAATTTATCCGCTCAAAACAACAATGATTTATCACAAGATGCTATTGCTTTTTTACTACAACATCGTATTATGCCAACAGTTCAACTTAACCAACAAGATGGCTATAATATGACTCAACATTCAGTTCAACTTTCATCTCTTGATGCTTATTGCCGTGATAGCTTTGCAGAGCAAAAAGCAAAGGTGCAACAATTATCTGAAACTGCTACTCGACACGAAGCAAAATTAGAGACATTGTTACAAGATACCGCTGTTTTGAAATCTCAAGCGAGTGAGCATCTTGCCAAGAAAACAGATTTACTTGAATTAAGAAATGAATTAAGAAATGAACTCACAACTGGTTTAAATAGCTTAGAAAGTAGAATTAATTCAAAATTTGATGCTTTAGATGTTGATAATAAGCTAAACAACTTAAAAATTTCATTATGGAAAAGTTTTATTGCAGCATCTGTTATTATTTGTGGAGCGATGTACACTTTGCTAATAAAAACAGAAAACGATCTGCGAGCAAATATTGAAAGCAACAAGGTAGAAATTGCTGAAGTTCGTAAAGAAATGAAAGCAAACCACGAAGATGTCTCAAAACAATTAGCTGAAATCCGCTCTTTGTTACAAGAAAAACAATCGACCGCTAAAAAATAATCGAAGCCCACTTTTGTGGGCTTTATTCTTGCTCCTCTTTCGGTTTTAGGGTAATCCAATGAATTTATTTCAATCCAATATTTTAACCTTGCTTAATCACTACCCTCACGGATTAAGTGATGATCAGATTTATTGGGCAATTATTGAGAATGATAAATCTGTTTTAATGCTTAAAGGTGATGATAAGTACGAACTGATTTATAAACCCAAAGATAGAACGGTGGAAAAACGCTTAAAGATTGAATTAGAAAGGCTAAAAAATAACGCCATTATCCGATTTGTAAATGGCGATTATTTGCTAGATAGTAAAGGCTATGATTTATTAGAAGAGGGCGGTTTAACTGCTGAACTTAAAGGCTTGGAATACTCCACCCTCTTAGATGTACTAAATGCACTGCAATCCGATAAATCTTCTCTTCACACGGTTTTGAAGGTTCTACCTGAAGAAGCCCTGAAATCCATAGTTGCCGCTGGTTTGAAGAAATTTCTTGGCATAGGTTAGCAAGCGGTTCCCATTCAACAGGGCTGTAAATATACCAGTCCTCAATCATTCCAGTGCATTCAAAATATCCACAGCAAGCACCGTGTAACACATAAAACGGTTGGCGAATATCGTGCTTGAGGTAGATGTGAACCTTACCTTTTTTCACGCTCATTCTGCCTTCCCATTTTTGGTTGTCGTCATAAAGGTTGTTTGGGTTTCCGTAGGGAACATTTTGCGTCATTACTCTTTCTCCTCTTTCGGCTTCAACTCCATCTCTAACGCTGTCGTAAACCCACCACCTTTATTTAAACTGTGCGTAACCTGCGAAATTATCCACTCGCTGCTATCAATCTCTGCCTTAAAGCCTGAAACCTGAACCGGTAATTCGGGGATAAGCTGGGCATTGCCCTCGGCAAGGGTTAGGCTAAAAGTGGCTACCCCTCGTTGCAATTTTTCAAAATGGCGTTTGCACGCATTTATGGCTGATTGTTCGCTGGCGTAAGTATGGCGTAGGGTCTTAATTGCCTCGCTATCGCTTTCAATCGGCTTGCTCTGCACCACCTGATTCACCTCTCTGCCTTTGCCTTTTACAAAGACGGTCTCTTTAATGCTTTTGCCGTCTTTGCCTTTTATTGGCTTGCCGTCTGCCCCTCGTTTTACTTTGGTCTTTTTCCGCATGGTGGGCTTAGTCACTTTTTTAACTTGGCTGTTTTCGTCCCACGTCACCTCGCCTCGCTTGCCGGTTTGCGTGTTGTGCCAATAGGCTTTAACCGCTTTGTAGTTATCCCCTTCGGCAATGGAAAAGCTGTGGGCGTCGCCCGAACTGCGAGTGATCATAAATAGCGGTAAAGGCTTTCCGCTTGCGGTGGTGGCATTGCCTGCTTTAATAAATAACAAACTGCCGTTTTTAACGGTGGCGATGGCATCAAACTGTTCCGCTAAACGTTGTAACAGGTTAATTGAGCTTTCATTTGTTTGGTCGATATGCTTAATTTCATAGTTCTCAAATTCTTTGCCCACCACCGCTTTGAGTTTGTTTTCATCAGCGATCTGTTTCACGATTTTGCCAATGGTAGTGCGGTGAAAGCTCCGCTCGTGTCGGTTCATCAATGAGCCTCGCAAGTCGGCACTTCTTGCCAGAATAGTGACCTTATCGGGCGGGCCATCGTGGGTGAGCTCATCCACGGTGTATTCGCCTTTGTGAGTTAAGGCGTTATCTTGCCAACCCAAACCAATAGATAATACCGCCCCACGGCTCGGTAACTCGAGCAAGCCGTCTGTGTCATCTAGCACTAAATCTAATTGGTCTGCCTCAAAGCCTCTGCTGTCGGTAAGCGTGAGCTGAATTAAGCGGTGGGTAATCAGCGTGGAAATATCCTTGCCTTTGCCTTGCTTGTCTGCTTTGGGGCGAACCGTAACCGATACGGCTGGCGTGCGGTGGTTGTGTTGGCTGAGTTGGTTAAAAATATCCATTAAATAAACCCTGTTACGTCATCTACAATGTTATTTAATAAGCTGTCATCAACACGCTTGAGCGACATTGAAAAGCTAATCGCCCTAGCCGTGCCGTCTGCAAAAAAAGTGGTTTCCTGCACGCTGATTTGCTCAATCACAAACCAGCCTAGCACCATAAAGGTCGAGCCACTGATGAGCGGATAAGCATTACCCTGCTCTGCCATCATCTCAAGGGCAAGGATTGGCATTTGGCCCCCGGTAATTTCAGGACGTAGCTCACCTGAAATCTCCATTGTCTCCCCTGCCTTGCCGGTAAATTGGCTTTTTGGCATTGCCCCAACCACGTCATTTTGAACGTGTGACCAGTTCATCTCTCGGCTGGTGTCTTGATAAGGGATTGTCGATCGCATAAACACAAAATAGCCTAGCGACATCATTGCGAATTGTTGGAGCATTAATCATCACCACTTGATTTAATATTGTATTGTGAACAAACAAATGCAATAAAAATGAACCACCCCCAACCGGAAATGTTGTGATACATCAAGAATGTAGCCATACCACAAACAGAAATAATCATTAATGCAATCAAACTGAAAGCAACTAAGCTAAATTTCATTTTAACCCCTTATTGCAAACGGTCGAATTTTGCAATTTTTTTGCGAAAAACGACCGCTTGTAATTAACTCTCTACCCCACTTCTTAAGCGGGCTTTTTCTCGCCATTGTCCGAGTTCGACAATCGTCATTTCATCAAATGCGGACGGTGTCCAATGAAACACGGTGGCAATATCGGCAATGGCATCATCCACAAATTGCGGAATTAGGCTAAAATTTCGCCCTTTCCCTGTTCTTCGCTGTCCTCTTCGTCTGCCTCATCGAAGTCTTCGCTCATTAAATCTAAGGCTTTGCCGGAGAGTTTAAGTAAATCTGCTGCCGACATTGTGGCAAAATCGGCTTTGTCTAATTTTGGCGTGGTAATGCGAGGCAACACAATACACCACTCATCAACGCTTAACTGCATTAATGAGGTAAGATTTGTGCCACGCAGTTGTTTGGTTAATGGCTTACGCACCTCAATCTCGGTAATACGTTTTTCACCACGCAAAATGCCTTGTTTTAATGTTACTTTTGTCATTGTTTAATCCTTTCATTATTGTTGCCGCTCGTGTCTCACGAGTGGCTTAAGTTAAAATTATCACCCGTCAGAGACGGGCGATTGCGTAAAGTTAAAGCCCCATTGCCTTGCGAATTTCCGCTAAGCGGTCTTTGCCATCGACAATGTAAATTTGGTTGAGGGGGTCGATTTCGATAATATCGACACCGTTCACCGTTTTTTTGTAATAGGTTAGCGAGGCTTTATAGCTATGCTCGGTATCATTACCGGCTTTGCTTGAGCCTTCGTCAATTTCAGCGATTCGCCCACGGCAGACTAACTCCACCGCATCGACTGAATCGTCATCATCGTGTTGGTATGCACCGTTGAAACGGAACGCATTACCACTGATTGTCCCACCGAATAACTTGATTAAATCGTCTTCGTGTCCGCCCGTTTTAAATTCAAGCTCCAGTTTTTCTAGACCCATATTGATACCCACAGGGGCAATCATTCCGCCTGCACGGTAGTCTTCAAGTTGCATAGCCAGTTTCGGCTGTGTCACTTCAGTGGTTTCGCCCAAATAGCTTGTGCCGTCCACCGAAAAATTAAAATTCTTAAGTTTTGCCGGTAATCCCATTGTTTACCCCTATAACGCTTTAAGTGTATTGACTAAATCCACCACATATTCATCGTTTACACGTTGCTCTAAGCCTAGGCTTTCGAGGGACGGAATCCAGTGGTAATCGTATTTAATGATGAATTTACCCGATTTGATAATATCTGCGGTGATCTCTTCAGCTACCCAGACTCTTGCACCTAAAATGCGAGGGTCATCACCCGATGCCCAAGAGCGTAGCTTGTTGTTAATCGCCTCAAGCATTGTTTTCACACGCAACGGTGTGAGTGGCATATCCACCGCCCAAGTTAAACCTGCACCGATGGTCTCTTTAATGATTTGAGCCGTCCGCACCGACTGCTGGAACGCCCAGCGGGTATCGGTGGCAAGGGTGCGTGAACCCCAATAGCGGAAACCGTTATTGTTTAAGCAAATGGTAATGCCTTTTTCGTTGAGGTAGTTTGCTTCGGTTGAACTTTCGTTAATATCAAACTCAACAGGTTTGGTAATGCCTGTTACACCATCTACTTCAACGTTTGAAATGTTTTTATGCCAGCCGATATTCTTGTCAATCCAAGCCTGCGTTGCACACGCACGGGCTACGGCATAATCAACATCGTAGGCTTTTTTATCGGTGTTGAACGATTGCCAATCGCCGAAAATCATCATTCCTTCACGCTGTGAGAAGTTTTGGCGATAAGCATAGGCTTGTTCCTTAGTGGTTGCCCCGTTGTCGGAAATAAAGGCAAAGGCATTGAGCTTTTTCGCCACGCTTAATAGTTCAGTAGCGACAGCTTGATTGTCGTGTTGTGGCACACAAAGCAATTTCGGCTTAACAAAGACAGTCGATTGTGCGGTTAATAACGCCTTAATACCGGTAAATTTGCCGTTTTCCTGCGTGCCGACAATATTTGCGGTTAAGGTGTCGCTATCGTCCGACTCTGCAACTCGCACGATCACCGTTGGCGTTTTAACGATTGAGCCAATCGAATTAAGTGTGCGGCGTAACGTGCCGGTGCTACCTGCTTTTTCAAGGTAATTTAACGGGTTAGTAATTAAAACGGGCGTATTAAGCGGAAAGGTTTCTGCATCGGCTTGGTCTCCAGTGCAGACCACCCCAATAACAGAGGTTGCAGCGGTGGAAATGGTGACACCACCGGCATTGACCTCAACCACCTCAACGCCGTGTAGATAGGTATCTAAAATTGACATAGTTATCCTTGTGTTGGGAAGGGTTAAATAACAGGTGAGACTTTAAAAAATAACCGCTCGAGTTGCGAGCGGTTCGGGCTGTGAAATGGGGTTTAACAGGATTAAATGATTTCGGTAAACTCCGGCGGATACTGCTTGCGATGTAACTCACTCAAATAGGCGAGTTTGCAATGGTTTTTGTCAAAAAACAATCCATTCACAAACGCATACCAAAAACGCCAACGCTTTTTCGGCTGTTTAGCTTTTACCGCTCCACGATAGCAACGGCTCGAAAAAGTTTCGTCCGCTGCTCCGCCTGTTAAGGCGTTGAAGAGTTGGTCGATGGCGATTAAAACGTGGTAGCCCCATAATTTAATTTTATTGATTTTGCTCATTGAGATACTCCTCATACGTCTTAGTCCAACCGTCGGAATAGTCATACTCTAACGGATTTTCTGCTTGCTCTGCCGCTGTTTTGTGGCGTAATGCGTTAGCGTGGTTGCCTGTTTTTGCGGTCATTAACGCTTGCCAAATCACTATCAGCTTGGCTTTGTTGAGCATTAATATTGAGTTGTCTGCACACGTCCAAGCAATCTCGCCCACCGCATCGCCAAACAGGTCAAAACTACTTTTGGCACTGAGTAAATTACGCTCAGCGGTGGCGTCGGTATCCAGCCATTTGTCGAGTGGCTCAACATATACGCCTCCGTTAATCTTGCGGTCTCGTAAGGCGTTGATTGCCTGTCGCATTTTTGCAATTTCTGCGGCGTTTTTGACCGCTTGTTGCTCGGGGGTAATGACCCAAGTCTCGCCGTCCCAAGTATGGTAATCGCTCGGGCTGGGCTCTGCTAACCTCGGTAAGCCATCTTTGCCCTCGACGATTTGCTGCCCATCTGCTTGCCCTGTGAGTAGAGCAAGGTGTGCCTCTGTGGTGAGTGCTACGGCATTTGCAGGTAGCTCATCACCGTCGTCGATTTGGTAAAATCCACCGTTTTTGTAATACACTCTCATTATTTCCATTTGCCAACTCCCAAAAATTGTATGCGGCATTGTCCTTGATCAGGATGACTATGCTCATACAGGTGATAATAGACTTGGGTATTATTACTACCACTGGTAATGTTAACCCCTGCATCGTGCGCCTCATTCATCGATGTGGTCACTTGAGCCATCACAAGAGGACGTTCGGCAAATGCGATCGCCCACCGAAAATTTTGTAGCCTTGACCGCTCTGGGATGATGTCATATTGCTCATACACATAAGTTTGTATCATCCTGCCATCGGGATATTTGCTTATCTCAAAATTGCCAATTTTTTGATAGACAAACTCATCTTGCCTTACGCCATCAGTAATGCCATAACCTGCAAGGGTGGTGGCATTATTTGCCTTGCCGTTTAATGCATTTTGTAGTCCTGTTATCTCGCTAATACCGTGGCGATGGTTACTATTTGCCTTGCCGTTTAGTGCAGCTTGCAGGTCGGTAATATCGCTAATACCGTGGCGATGGTTACTATTTGCCTTGCCGTTTAGTGCTTGTTGTAAGCCTGTTATCTCGCTAATACCGTGGCGATGGCTACTATTTGCCTTGCCGTTTAGTGCTTGTTGTAAGCCTGTTATCTCGCTAATACCGTGGCGATGGTTACTATCTGCCTTGCCGTTTAGTGCTTGTTGTAAGCCTGTGATTTCAGCAATGACGTGTAGATGACCCGCACCTGCATTACTATTAGCGATACCTTGCACGGTGTCGATTAAGTCTTTGAGTACTTTACCTTGTGCCGCAGTTAAGGCCTGGTCGGTTGCGGTGCTGGTAAGCGTATTATTAAGCGTTATGTCGGTACGTTGCCAATCAGACCAGTTGTCATTACTCCCGCTGGTTTGCCAACGCTCATAGTTCTCTCCTGTGTAGTGCGTCCTAAATATCTGTCTACACCAACGCTCATTACCTGGACCACCTGTTATCACAATAAGATGCCCTGTTTTATTTGGTGGGGCATTGGTGGCTGTGCTGCGTGAGTTAAAGCTGTAAATCCCATCCGTGCGATAGGTATTGAGATCGCCTGTTGCAGATTGCACTACAAAGTCCGTGATACCATAACCTGCAAGCGTCGTAGCTGGGGATTGTTTAGTATTGGCCACCCCGAGTGCCTCGTCTGCTTTATTTTTTGCCTCGACGCCTTTGTCGTAGGCGGTTTTGACTGCTAAACTCGTCGCTACCGTATCCGCACTGTTACTGTTTACAGTATTAGATTTTTTGCTGTTAGGGATGTAATTGCCTAGATTTCGGGTAATGGCATCAATCAAACTCTTAAGAGCTTTAATTGCTTTCGGGGTCGCAGCCATATCTTCAGCATCGGAGTCTAAGCCAGAAAAGAGCTTAGTTATGCCTTTTTTGAGGAGTGTGGCAATCGGCAAGCGGTGCGAATGCCCGTTTTCTTCGATGATTGATTGGCTATTTTCGTCTAAATCTTTAGGCGTAAGCTCAGAGCGTTTTGCCCAAATCAGTGAGTTATCCACCGTTAGGCTGACACTATCGCTTGAGCTAACTAACAAGATCATTCTTAGCACTTGCACTTTCCCAGAGCCTTCGGTTAGCTGTGGCTTATAACTTTCAGGGGTATTAGCAATTGCTACTAATTTTTCATTATGGTCAAAAATCCCCATTTCACGGATATAAAAGCCGCCTACATCTTCTGGGATAGTCAATTCAAAAATAACTTGTTTATTATTTCGCACGTCCAGCTTAATCGAGTTGATATTGGCACGATAAACCTCTCGCACCAATGCCGTGCGTGAGGAGTCGGGCGTGACTGCTCGCCCATTGCCATCTCCTACTGCCATTTTGAGGATATTCAATGGTTGTTTGGTGCTGATTGCTTTTGCAAAAGCAGTCACACCATAATTTGTTAAAACAGAATGGAATTGAGCCATTATTTGCCTCATTGTTGTGGGTAAATTGTAATCACATCGGCACTATATTGACCGATAAAAAAATTCAGTTTGCCAGTTGGTGAAATAGCGATTGCCAACTGTTTTAAGTGGCGAGAGACAGGTTTCGCATCATCCACCAACCTAACAAGTTCGTTATAGGTTTCTTCATTTAACCCGATTTCCGGCACTTCTACTGTGAGGCTAAATTCACCCGCTTGCATTCCGCTGGTGTTAAACCATTCTTTTAAATCAATCAAATACCCTATTGGTTCAATTACTCGCTTAATTGCCGTGATTGTGCCTTTTTGCTTGTGGATCAAAAAAGAGTGTTCAATGCTTAACCGTTTGACTTCTTCGCTCCAGTTTTCGTCCCATTTATCGACCGACAACGCCCAAGCCAAATATGGGAGCAAGTTAGCCGGGCATTTTTTCGGATTAATTAAATCGGCAATAAAAATCGGGTTTTGTACTGCCGCACGCAGACACTCTGCCGCTCGTTTTTCCAGTTGGCTTGAGCTGGTTGGGAGTAGATGCTTAATAGTCATTACTGATTACCGTCTCAATCGTGATATTGGTGCAAAGCCCTACTTGAGTGCTGTTTAGCACAATATCTGCTGTGGGTTGTAACAGTTCTACCCGTTGCACTCCCTCAAGGTGCAAGGCTGAATAAATGCCGGAGAGCGATATATCTCTGCCCAGCCGTCTTTTTTCTTTTACATATTGCCCGATTTTCTCGGCTGCCGCTTGTTTAATCGGTTCAATTTCCGGGCCACGATAAAGGTGCAGTTTCGCCCTGATTTGATAGTTGGTATTGGTGCAAGCCTGTACTGTGACACGATCACCGATGGGGCGAATATCTTCATCATTCAGCTGATTTCTAACCGCTTGTAAAATATCCACACTCGGGATTCCGTTATTATCACTGCTCATTACCGTTACTAATACGCTTGCCGGTGTCGGTGAACTAACCGAAACATCAGCAACTTTTTCGTGAGCCGACAATGCGTGAAAAATATAAGCATTGCGAGGCCCAGCCACCGATAACCCCTCAAAGGCTAATTGGATTCGCAGCCTGAAATCTTCGTCTTGTTCTAAAATTTCCTGCTTCGGTGGGCGTGCGGTGAGGTCTTCGGCTTGTATCACTTTTCGAGTTACATTGTAATTCCCCCCAATCACATCTAAATCCGTGCCGGTGGCATAGGCTAACATTGTAGCCTGTGCTGCACTGTTAATGCGTTGGCGTTCCATCAATTGCAGATAGCAATTTTCCTCTAGTAACTTTGTGATAGGCTCAGACTCCAACGCTAACCGTGCAGCCATTACCGCTCGTTCGCTTTCGGGGTAGAGGGATAAAAACTTAGCTTTCCGCTCTGCTAATAAGGTTTCATAATCCAATTCTTCCAGCACTTTTGGGGCTGGGAGTTTGGATAAATCGACAATTTCGCTCATAGTGTAAAACGCATTCCTTTGATGCTGATTTTTCGATGCTTAAGGGTAAAATCTAAGGTGCAAATCAGCTTACTGTGTTTATCTTCAGCAAATTCCGCTTTAAATCGGGTGATCGCTATGCGTGGCTCCCATTGTTGCAACGCCATCACGCACGCAGCGGAGAGTTGCATAATTAAACTTGCGGCAATCGGTTTATCAATTAGCTTGTAAAGATTACTACCATAGGTTCGCCGCATTACCCGACTGCCTTTTGCGGTCAGCAAAATATCTTTGATGGATTGCTTGATATGCTCTACTTCGTCTTCAAGCTGTTCGCCTGTTTCTCTATTCATTTGTGCCTTAACTCGGTTTTGGGCTGCTGCCGTGAACGTGATTTTTCAGGCTGATAGAACCGGCTTTAACATCATTGTCTGCCGTTACACCACCTTTCACTGTTAAATCTCCGCCGATTTCCACATTCTGCGTAGCTTTCACTATCGGTGTATCTAGCGTGATACTTTCTGTTGCTTGCACGATTACCACTTTGCAATTTTTTACGCTTAATTGACCGCTTGCGGTGTTGTAGCAAAGCTCCGCACCGTCTGAAAATTTGAATAGATGCTCATCGGCAGATTGGCTGGGGGCGTTTTGTATGTAAAGCCCGAGTAAAATCACGCCAGTGGTAAATTCTCCGCTCACGCTTAACACCACGCATTGCTCGCCAACTGTTGGGGCTGACCACGTTTGCGATGTACCGGCACGAAAAGTCAGCCACGGTAAGAAATCGGTCGTAATACCGCCCGAATTGACCCGTGCAGTCGCTGTGGTTAAATCCACCTCGGCAATAGTGCCAAGTCGGATAATATTGTCTAAACGGCGGATTTGTTCGGCGTGGTTTGGCTCACTCATTTTTACAATTACAAGCGGTTAAAAAATGAGGATATTTTGCAAAAGGCGAAAGGCTTTGGGTATAAGTGCAAGGTGTGAAATGGGGTTTAACAGGCAAAGAAAAAGCGACCGATTAGGTCGCTTGCTGATTATGGGCGTGGGTAAAGTCGGCTACTGTGAATGATAGCTAAGATGATCACTTCATCTGCCTGCCTATCGTAATCGTACACAATACGATAACGTCTGACGAAAGTTTCTCTTGTCCCATCTTCTCTTACTCTTCCAGAGAGTGGCATAAATGCAATTTGCTCTATTTTGTCAAAAATATCACTTTGTAATCGAATACCACTCGTTTCAAAACCGGTAAATTCGATAACACTTTTTACAATCTCGTCAAATTGACTCAATGCTTGTGGTTTAATGGTAATTTTAGCCATAAACCACTTCACGCTGAAATTCGTTTAGCTCTTGTGATTTTTGCTCAATGGTTTTTTTGATATGTAAGCGAGATTGCTCTAGCGTAAATCCTAAACCTGCTTTGTGTTCTTCTCTACCTTTTCGCACACATTCATTCACAAATTCATCATATCCTTTTTCTTTAAACATCATTTGCTCCTATAAAAAACCGACAATTTAGGGCATTGTCCGCTTTTCATTCTACTTTGTCAAATTAGCCCCTGTCTCTCAAAGACGATCTTGCTCTTGCTTGTGCTTGGCGTTCTCGTCTATCCAGATCTGCTGTAACCAGTCGGGCAATTTCTTGTGGGTCTTGCCCGCTTGTGGCATTTATGGTGATATGAATATTTTGCGACACTGGGGCAACTGTTGGGCTTGGCTGGTTTGCCGTCAGCGGTGGTCTGCTATCAATTTTTACCATTGGCATTGGTTGAGCAAAAGCAACGCTTGAGGCAAGTGCGGTTAGCCCTGCGACTTTGCCATAATTTAAGCGGTTGAGATTTGCCACTCCTAAGCGAGCCGTTGCCTCTTTAGTCATCACATATTCGCCCTTATGCACAATACCTGCAGGCTCATATTTGCCACCGTTGCCGGTGTAGCCGCCTGTGGCAAAGCCTCTTCCTTTACCTTTACCGTTACCAACCAAGCCACCAATCCATTTTTGTTCTGGTTCTTCCCCTGTAACCCATTGCACTCCTTTATTCCACCAACCGCCGACTGTTTCTTTGGTGCTTTCCCAAGCTCCGCTAATTTTTCCTTTAGCGTAATCTTTCACTACAGAAGCTCCCTCTTTGATACCGTCCCACGAGAGCTTGCTTAAATTATCAATAAGCCATTGCACACCTGATTTTAGGCTATCGAGAGGAGCTAACACATCTGCAATCCAATTTTTTATACTCCCCCATACAGAGGAAGCCTTTTCTTTCAACCCTTCCCATTTTTCCACCAGCCAAGTCAGCAAAGCTCCCCATTTTTCACCAAACCAGTTGCAAAATGTTTGCCATTTTTGCCATAAATCAGTCGCAACGGCTGAGGCTACGGCTTTAACTTTATCCCAGTGTTGGATAAGTAGGACTATTACGGCAATAAGGGCAACAATTGCTAAAACAACCCAAGTGATAGGGTTAGCCATTAAAGCAATATTAAATGCAATAACTGCTCTGGTAACGCTAATAATGGGCGATAGCAAGTATCCCCAAGCTAATGCTCCTACTCCTAAAGCCATAGTTAAAGCGAGTAAACCACCCCCAATAATGAATAGCCATTTCGCTATTTTTGGATTCTCTTTAATCCATTCATTCACTTTTCCTAATATTTCGGTGATACTTTGTGCTAACTGACGTAAATCTTGTTTAATAACACTGTAGATTTCTTGTACCACACCATCTTTGGCTGATTTAAGAATAGCAAGATCACCATCAAGGTTATCTTCCATAATCTTCTGCATTTTTTCAGCTGAACCGCTATGCTCTCTTTCTAATTTTTTAAAATATTGTGTTAACTCCCCTGTTTTAGCAAAATCAACTAACGATGCACCGGCTGTTCCTGCAGTTGTACCAAAAATTTTAGTAAAATAAGCAAGCTGTTCACCGGAACCTAATTTCCGTGTTTTTTTCTCAATTTCTTGGATAATATCAAATGTATTACGTAAGTTACCTGCTTTATCTGTAGTCTTTATCTTCAGGTCTTCCAGTGCTTTTAATGCTGGTTTCGGCAATGTTGCAAAGCGATTTAAAATTTGGCGAGTTGCAGTACCTGTATTTGACCCTTTAATCCCAACATTTCCCAATAATCCAACCATTGAGTAAAATTCTTTGGCATCTAGTCCTGTTAATTTTGCATTTGCACCTGCATATTTTGTCGTTTCAAATAGTGCAGTTAAATCAACATTAGAGCTTGTTACTGTTTTTGCCACAATATCAGAGAATTCTTCAAATCTATCAGCACTATATCCTAAAGACTGTGCCATATCCGAAAGCATATCAGAAACTTCACCTACTCGATCTTCATATCCTGTGGCTTTCGCCATTTTCATCACTGCTGGTGTAGCCGCTAAAATTTCTTTTGCTGAAAAGCCTGCCATTGCTAATTTTTCTTGAGCTTGACCGACATTCGTTGCTGTAAAGGCGGTTTCTGCTCCGATTTTTTTTGCTTGTTCCACTAATTCCTTAAATTCATTACTTTCTTTTTCTAATGTAGCAAGGGCTTGTACTTTACTCATTTGTTTTTCAAATTCAATCGCCGGACGTAGGCTTACACCTCCTAAAGTCAGCATAGCTCCACTTTGCATTACCATATTTCGACCTAGTGATTTACTTTTCTCTGCATTCTGTTTTAGCTTATTTTGAGTTGCGTTAAATTTATTTAATCTTTTTAATTTTGCTGTTTGTTGCTCTATACTTTTATTGGTTTTATCCATATTGGCTTTTAACTCTCGCTGGGCTTGCTCTAGATTACGAACATCAACACCATTTTTGCGTAGCCCTTGACTTTGCTCTTTTAACTTTTGGATTTGTTGATTTTGTGTAGCCTCAAGTTTTTTAATGGAATTTCTCGCCCGTTCAAACTCTCTTTGCATTTTTTTAGTCGGTTTTGCCGTAGCATTAAGCTGTTGTGCCAATTTTTGAGCCTTATTTTTAGCCTCCATAATAGCTTTGCTATTGGCATTAATTTCTGCTCGGCTTTTATTAAAAGCATTAATTAAGTTTTCTGTTCTTTCTAACTCTTTTAATTTTGATTTTGCTGTATTAATACTCTTGCTTAGCTTTTCGACTTGCTTACTTGCACTTTGGAAAGGGGCAGTTAATTTATCAATTGCAGATAAAACCACTTGAATTTTTAGGTTGTTGCTCATATTATGTACTCGGTCCTTAATAATTAGTTATATAGGAGTTACAGTGTTTGTCATCGCACGCTATTATTTACCTATTTATACTCTCTATAGTTTTTGTGTGTTTGTAGCTCTCTTTACTTATAGTTTAGGGAATGGGTATAGTTTCTTTGTTGCTTTTATTACAGCCTGTTTAGCAAGTGCCGTTTTGGTTTTCATTTCATCAATTTCTATATTGCCTGTTTTTTTTATAGTATTTGGTCTATTAATTGATATAATCAATTTTGCAATTAAACTATTCAAACGTTAATATTCTTATGAGCGGTCCTAGACCGCTTTTTTAGTACGCCGAACCGCTTATTGCTCGTATTACACAATCTTCAATCATCTGCACATCGTCATCGGTAAAGCCCAATAACTCACGGCTGGCATATTTCACTTTTAAATTCCAATCTTTCCGCACTCGTCCGATTAAGCCTTGTTGGTGGATTCTGGCAATCACTGCGTTACCTCCCTCATAACCTAGGCTAACCCTTCACTTTCCAGGCGTAGCCGCATAAAGCGTGGTTGGGTGATTTTGTCAAACATTTTGCCCGATTTTATTTTGCTTTTTACCCCTTTTTTCGGCTTTTTGCGTGGTTCGTATGCCGAGCCGTCCGGGTTTTGCTGGGCTTTAATCCGTCTGCGTTGTGAGCGTGCTAACTCTCGCCCGATTTGTTGATAAATCAGCCGTCTGCGTGGCTTGCTGATATTATTCAGTAAGCTATCAAAGGCAGTTTTCACTTGTTCAATCGGTTCACTCATTTGGCTCTGTCCACTGATAAATCAGCTCATCTTTGAGGTAAACCTCATATTCAGTTAAGCGGGTAAATGGCGAAACATCGGCAAGGTTCGGTTCATCGGCGTGGGTTGCGGTTAGGTGTCCGTCTTGCTCTTTTACGATCACCCGTTCCGTGAGCGGAATGCGGATATAAATATCGTAGCTTTCGTGATTGTTGTGGTCGATTTCAAATTCGATTTTGTCTTGTAGTTCCGGGTTTTGCAGTAGCTCCCATTGCTCATTTCGTACAAAATTTAGCACTGGCACAAACAACACATCGGGGTGATACGGAAAAGCCACCACGATTAGCTCTAAATCGTAGTGGTATTCAAACGAATGGCTTTGGCTCCCTTTACTTTTAATTTTGCCTTTGTCATATTGCAAAATCAGCTTTTCGGGGTTGGCTTGAAATATATCAATAGTTTGTGTGAGCAAGGCTCGCAAGCGGTCAGGTTTGATCATCTGCGGTAGCCTTTTTGCTTATGTTCGTAAATGGTTTGGCATTCAATGCAACGGGTGCAGCCAATAACCATTTCTCGGCGTTTTTCGGGGATTGGCTCGCCACAGTCCTCACACTCAAAGAGGCTGGTGCAAGCGGTCTGATTTTGCAAAATTTTTGCAAGTGCTGCCTCTCTGGCTTTTTCGGCTAATTCGTTGGCTCGGTCGATTTGGTCTGTCATTGTTGTCCCCTGCTACTTTTTCTACTATAAAGGGCGATTATTCGCCCTTTAAATTTGCTTTAGATTTTGTATGTTGAAAAATTCTATTTTTCGCAATTTCAAACATATGTTCATCTAACTCTATTCCAATAAAACGTCTGTTTGTGTTCAAACAGGCTATACCTGTTGAGCCGCTTCCCATAAAGAAATCCAGTACCACTTCATTTTCATCTGTAGCATCTAAAATAAACTCTGTGAGTAGCTCAATAGGTTTTTGAGCCATGTGTAATTTATCTCCATTAGTTTTTTTTGCATTAGTTGCAAAACTTGGAGCTTTTAAAATGTTCTTCTTAAAAATTTTGCGTTTATTGTTGCCTGCGAACAAAATCAGCTCGTGATAAAATCCGTAATTAGGCGATATTCTCCCCGCTTTATCCCAAACAATAACGTTTTTAACGCCTAAATGTTGATCTAAAATAGGTTGAAGGAAAGGTAAAGTTCTCCAATCGGTAAAGACATAAGCTAATCCATCTTCTTTTAACACTCTTCTAAGTTCCTGAAATAATGAATTAAAAAATGGCTTTAACATAGACAATTCATTAAATGTAGCTTTTTGTCCGTTGGAGGTCATTCCGACATAATAAGGTGGATCAGTCAAAATCATATCAACTGAACCTGTCTGAATTTCTTTTAAGAGTTCAAGGCAATCACCCTGTAATAGTTTAACTTTTTTCATTTTTTTATTTTCTGCTGATTATCTCGTTATATTGCTCAATGCAATGCTCAAGCGACTCAATCATAATTTGGCACACCTCTATAGTATTAAGACTTTTATCCAGTGCCTTGACTAAATCGCCGTTGGTTTTAATGTTTATGGTTGGTGTTTGGCAATCGCTCTTTTTCGGGCAAATTATCGGGTTCGGTTTGAGTATGTGATACCGCACGCCTTCGTTGGTTGAGCAGCTTGCCAACGCTAGGAGGCACGGCAGAATCAGCCCACTTTTTATGCTTTTCCAGTTCGTTAAGGATTTCATTACTTCGTTGCTCCGCTTGTTTCATTTTGGCTAACACTTTCTGATTGAGGTCGTCCACCTGTTTTTGATACGCCTCAAGCTGTATTTGGCTGTTTTCAAGCTGATTGGCTAAATTGCGGTTATCGGCTTGAATCAGTTGGTTTTGCGTGGTGCGTGCCTGTAAGTCTGCTTTCAGGCTTTCGTTTTGGCGAAACTGCACGAAATTGGCTAATACGCCAACTAGCACCAGCACAATCATTAGCGGGCTGAAATGCTTATTGGTCATTTGGCAGAGTTTGACAATCATTTAACCTCCTGCCCGAGACACAGGGCTTTTTCTTTTTCTCGGCGGATTTTCAAACCTCTTAGCACTTTACCTCCCGAGCGGTTAAAATCAGGTATCCTATTACACATCGCTTTAAAATCCTTAGCCATAGCATATTTATGGATTGTTGTCTGAATGTATTTACCATTTTCATTTGGATAAAATCTAAGGTTGTAACATCCCATATTAAATGCTGCTGATACCATCGCCGAAAACTGATTTTCGTTCATTTTGTCGCCATTAAAATAACGATTGATACACCTTTCAGCTATTTTAAGATCTTTTATCCAACGCTCGGCAATCTCTTTATCGGTGTATTTGTGATTGACATTAATTTTCTCACCGCTTGCCTCGGTTGAGCCAATCCCTACTGTTAACACATCAGACGGGCATTTGTATGGATCACGTCTGCACCCTTCTACATTGCCGATAATGGCTAAGCCTGTTTCGCTGGTTCGGATTTCGGAGCTGTAATATTGCTTTACCGTCCCGATAATAGCTGCAACGGAGCAGACAACTACGCCGATTTTTACACTTTTACTCATTCTTTTTCCCTTGGTTTTGTAGCTTTAGCTCAAATTCTCGCTCTTTCAGTTTGTATTCTTTGGCTCGGTATGCCCAATTAAGTAATAAGGTTAAAATAGCTACCAGAATACTCACTACCACCCCCCAATCAGATAGGGTGAGGCTACCAAAAAAGCCAAAAATTGCCCCAAAATAGGAGGCTTGTTCAGTTTTGTGCATATTTTTTAATCCCAAAGTTGCACGCTGGATTTCGCCACCGTTGCAAAACGGCTCTCAATATCCGGCATTGTAACTACAGTGCCAATCGGCAAACGTGGCAAATGAGCCAGTTCGGGGTTATATTCTAAGGCTTGCTCGACTAAGCCTGCCGTTTGCCCGTAGTGCCGAAAGATCAGCTCATCTAAGGTGTCGTCTTGGCGTGCAATCAAGGTGTTCATATTAATTCACTAATCATTCGGTTTTCGCCCAAAATATCCCGCACGGCAAAGTGGTAATCCCGCTTTAAATCACCAGCGGTACTTTCTAGCTCTTCGGCTTTGTCGTGGCCGTCTTTGGTGCTGTCATAACTGCGGTATCGTTCGTAAAGGTTCGCTACTGCAAGGCAATAGACCGCTCGTTTATATTTGTAAACCAGTACACTTTCGCCGTTAATTTGCTCATCATCACAGGCTTGCAAGTTGGCTTTTTGTGCTTGCTCTGCATTTAGGCGATAGGCTTTTAAGTCTGCATTGACTGTTGCCATTGCCTCAATCACCGCTTGTTTTAGCCGCTCATTAATGACCGTGCCGTCAATCCGCATTGCATTTCGCACCTCCAATAGCTCGATATTCGGAAAAAAGCCGTTGTTAGTGATGGTTTCATCAGATTCTGCGGTTGGCTTGATCGCATTTTTGCTGGATTCATAGCCATTCACTTTCGGGATACTAATAACGTGATTGCGTTGTTCCATAAGGTTTCCGTAAGGTAAGGGGTGGGGATTTTAAAAGGGTGCAAAAGGAATAAATCACCCTTTAAAATCCGCCCCTTGGCTGGCGTGGATACGCTCTATTTCGGCTTTCGCCTACTCATTCGTTTCTTCTGCTTGTTTGGCAAGTTGCTTTTCTAACTTGTCCCGCAAGCCTTTTGCTCCGCATTGAGGGTCGAGAGCGATTGCTCGTTGATAGTGTTCAAGGGCAGTTTGTGGTTCTGCCTCTTGGATTAACTCGCCCAGCTCACGCAGTAATTTGGCTCGCACCGGGTCAGGCATATCACATTCGGCAGTGAGGTCGTTTGCCTGTTTCAGCACGGCTGCCTCAAACGGCTGTTTTTGGTCTCGGGCTTTCTTTGCCGCCTCTGCAAGCTCTTCAACCAAGGCGGTTGCCGGTGTACGTTCAAACTGCTCGGGCATTGCCAAATCGTGCATTAACACATATTGAGCAATGGCAAGGGCGGTTTGATAATCGCCAATATCAATCGCCCAAATCAACATTGTGCTAATCACAGTATCTTGCACGCCTGAGCCTTTGGCGAGAGTGCCTTCAATCCAAGGGCGGTATTGCTCAAAGTTATTACGCTTAAACTCAATCTTTCGCTCAATCGACTGGATTTGCTTTAATTGGCGTTGATGGGCTTTAAGTTGGGCTAGGATTAAGTCATAGCCTTGTAAGCCTTCAAGGTTTTCTCGGTTTAGGGTTGCAGACTCACTTTCTGCGGTTTTCCGCAAAAAATGAGCCCGAGCTGGACTCATTCGCATAGAGCCACCTTACTCTTTATCTTTGAGGGTGATGTTTTCGATTAATGCCGCACAGCCGTAATCTTCTACGATGTAGTCGATATTTTCTGATTCGTAGGTTTCAATACGGTCTTTTTTCGGCACGTTTTCAATGTGCTTGCGGGTTGTCCCCTCTTGCACATAGATGGCTAAATTTTCCAGCTTAGTGATTAAAATCGCATTCGCTGGGAAGAACGGCACACGCACCGCTTTTAAGCCACCGATACGTTTTTGCGAAATCACAATATCTGCGGCAAGCTGTTCGGTTGGGGCGTTGTCTTTGTTCACAATCGGGAAGTATTTATCCGCAAGCAATTTGCGACCGACAATCACGACTAAATCGGTGTCGTCACGATGCCATTCGTCAATCAGCTCTTCGGTAGCGTCCATTACTGCCGCATCAAGGTTGGCATATTCTTGACCTTTGCCGACCAACACCTGATTTCCGGTGCTTTCACCGTTCATCACACGTTCTGCCGCATCTTCACGGATTTTTTGTAACCAGCCTTTTGCAACATCTTGCAATAACGGATTGCTGTTGCGATCACTGGTTGCTGCACGGCTTGTGCCGTTAAAGCCGATCATAATCAAATCACGCTTACGCTGTTTTACCCCAACGGCTGCAACACGTTTTTGAAAATCTGGGAATTTTGCCCACATATCCAACTGCGAGTAAGTGATATGGGTGTCAAAATTGACTTGCTGGCAGTGGTAGGTCTGCTTAGTCAATTTCGCAATCGCAGTAGTTTTGCGTTCGCCCTCACCGCTGGTATCGGTGGTGCTGGCAATGGTATGAGAAGAATCTAAGCCGATAGTTTCGCCTTGCTGTTCCTCTGGGAAATAGAAAGTGATTGATTTCAGGAAATCAGAACTTTCACGCACTTTTTCAAAGAGTTTCTGCTGTACGCTCGGCGTAACCGCAAATTTATCGCCATCTTTTAACACGTTGAATGGCAAATTGTTCAATTCCGCTTGGCGTGCAAGGTAATCATTGTATTTTTCAAGGGTCAATGCTTTCATTTTCTCTCCTCAAATTAGAAATCGGTTTGTTGTTCGCTGCCTACCTTGCTACCTGTAGCTTTCGGGCGTGGCGTGTAATGTTGGTTGTCTTGCTTTTCCAATTCTGCAAATTTTTGAGCAAATTCCACCGCTTGTTTTTTCAGTTTGGAAAAGTCACCTTTCACCGTTTCAAACTCCGTTTGCAAGCGGTTATTTTCGGTCTGCAAATTGCTAAACTGCTCGGCTAACAGCTCCATCGCCCTTTCGTGCTCGGTAAATTTACCGTCATTGTCGGTTTTGGCTTTGGTAAACATTGCCTTAAATGACTCTAACCACGATGGGAATTTTTCAGGCTCGGTAGTAAACTTTAAATTTGCCTCTACCGCTTCACTCACTAGGTTTTCTGGCTTCTGCTTGCGGTCTGCCAGTGGGTTGTGGGTTGCACCAGCACAAAAGGTAAGGTATTCCGTGCCAAGGCTTGCCGGTGTATCAGTCACCGCTAATCCGACTAAATAGGCTTCGCCGGTGTCGCTAAAATCAAGGTCAATTTCAACGGAGGTATAAACCTTCTGCTTGTCTTTGACTAACTTCACTAAGGCTTCGGTTGGGGCGATTTCTGCCAGTAACTGTAATTTGCCGTCTTCACGTTCTTCTGTTTTAACCGCCAACACATCGCCATAGCTGTAAGAATGCGGGTCATCTTTCTCAAACCAACGCCAGCGGAAATGCTCAAGGTTAATACGAGCACCATAGTTATTTTTTGGGTCGTAGTTTTTGGCAATTTGCGTGAGCCATTCACGATTAATTTTGCGACCGTCTGTAGTTGCACCTTCGGTTGCTACCACAAACCATTTTGATTTTGTTGTCATCTGTTTTTCCTTGCTCTAAAGGGGAGGGGTAAAAATCGGATTTATGATCTTGTTTTGTGCCGGCGGTTTCAATGTGTGGTGCGTGTTAAATCGGGTTTCACAGCCTCAAGCAAATGCTTAAACAAGGTGGATTTTTGATAATCGCACCTATGGAAAATGAAAATACAATCACTGAATACGAGGTGTTGGCTGCCAACCCTCTACACGATAAACGAGAGGCTCAATCAAAGTATTGGGCAGGTTACACCGTGACCGAAATTTCTCGTCAGCTAAATATTCCCGTCTCTACCATTGCCAGCTGGAAAAGTCGGGAGAAGTGGGACGAAATCAGCCCAGTTGGACGTGTGGAAGCCACACTGGAATCACGGCTGAATTTGCTGATTATGAAAGAGAGCAAAAACAATAACGACTACAAAGAAATGGATGCTTTACGTCGGTTGTTGGAAAGTACAGCACGAATCAAAAAATATTCTAACGGCGGAGGTAATGAAGCCGACCTCAACCCAAATATTAAAAACCGTAATAAAGGCGACCGCAAAAAGCCCGATCAAAATGCCATTTCCGAAGAGCAAGCCGAACTGTTGATAAACGGCTTTTTAGACGGAATGTTCCATTATCAGAAAAAATGGCACGAAGCTGGGCTGACTCATCGAATCCGCAATATTCTTAAAAGTCGTCAAATTGGAGCGACTTATTATTTTGCTCACGAGGCGTTAGTTGATGCGTTAGTAACCGGTAGAAATCAGATTTTTATTTCCGCCTCGAAAAAACAGGCATTGCAATTTAGAGCCTATATTGTGGCATACGCCAAACGGGTTGCCGATGTGGAGCTAAAAGGCGAAACCATTACCTTGCCGAACGAGTCTCAACTAATTTTCTTGGGGACGAACTCGAAAACGGCTCAGTCTTACCACGGCAATCTCTATTTTGATGAAATCTTTTGGGTAAACCGCTTTGAGGAAATCCGCAAAGTGGCTGCGGGTATGGCGAGCCAAAAACAATATCGGATTACTTATTTTTCTACCCCTTCGAGCATTACCCATTCCGCCTATCTGCTTTGGTCGGGCAAGCTGTTTAACCGCAAACGTCCGAAAGCGGAACAGGTGGAAATTGATATTTCTCACGCCAACTTGAAAAACGGCAAAAAATGCGGAGACGGGCAATGGCGACAAATCGTGAATATCTACGATGCCGAGGCAGGTGGTTGTAATCTGTTTGATATTGAGCAATTAAAACTTGAGAACTCACCCGATGAGTTTGAGCAGCTCTTTATGTGTGAGTTTATTGATGATAACCAGTCTGTGTTCAAGTTTACAATGATGCAACGTTGCTTTGTGAACTCGATGGAGGTGTGGCGAGATTATGTATTCACAGAGGGCTATCAACGCCCATTCGGCAATAAAGAGGTATGGGTGGGTTATGACCCATCTTACACCGGCGACCGCTCGGCATTGGTAGTGATTGCTCCGCCGAAAGTGGACGGCGGGAAATTCCGACTATTAGAGTATCGCACTTTTAAAGGGGCAGATTTTGCCGAACAAGCGGCAGAAATTATTGCTATTTGTGCAAAATATAACGTGACCAGACTGGCGATTGATACTACTGGGCTTGGGGTTGGCGTGTATGAAATCGTGAAAAAAGAACGACCTGATGCGGTGGCACTCACTTACAACGTAGAGCTGAAATCAAAAATGGTGCTAAAAGGCCTGGATATTATTGGCAAAGGACGGTTTGAGTTTGACTCAATGCACGCGGTTGAGATAGGTTCGAGCTTTATGGCGATCAAAAAGCAGATGACCAATAGCGGCCGACAAGTGACCTACGTCGCAGACCGTTCGGAAGAGGCAAGCCACGCCGACCTTGCTTGGGCGTGCTTGCAGGTATTTATTAATGAGCCGTTTGATGGCAAGCTAGACGAATGCACCGGCACAGTAGATTTTTTAGATGATTAGGACAAAAAATGAAGAAACAATTTCGCAAAAATTTAACCCAAAATGACCGCTTGCAAGCACAGACGGAAATTTTTAGTTTTGGTGACCCAATCCCTGTGTTAGACCGTGCGGATATTCTCAACTATTTAGAGTGTTCGGCAATGTATGAGAAATGGTATAACCCACCGATGAGCTTTGATGGCTTGGCGAAATCGTTAAGGTCATCGACACATCACGAAAGTGCGATCATCACCAAAGCAAATATTTTGCTTTCCACTTGCGAGATTGATAGCCGTTATTTATCACGCCGTGATTTGTCATCGTTTGTTAAAGATTATTTAGTATTCGGTAACGCCTATTTTGAGGTGGTGCGAAATCGCCTTGGGCAAGTGCAACGAATCGAATCACCGTTGGCAAAATATGTGCGAAAGGGTATAGAGGCTGGGCAATTTTACTATGTGCCACAACGATTCGATCACCAAGAACACGAATTTGCCAAAGGCTCAATCTATCACTTGCTGGAACCCGATATTAATCAAGATATTTACGGCTTGCCACAATATCTTTCGGCCCTGCAATCTGCGTGGTTAAATGAGAGTGCTACTCTGTTTCGCCGTAAGTATTTTTTAAATGGTGCTCACGCAGGCTTTGTGTTTTATATGAGCGATGCGTCACAAAAACAAGAAGATGTTGAAAATATTCGCAAGCAGCTCAAGCAGTCAAAAGGGGTGGGGAATTTTAAAAACTTGTTCGTTCACGCACCAAACGGCAAGAAAGATGGGATACAGATTATTCCGATTGCTGATGTGTCGGCAAAAGATGAGTTTTTTAATATCAAGAACGTGAGCCGTGATGATGTGTTAGCCGCTCACCGTGTGCCACCACAACTGATGGGGATTATCCCAAATAACACAGGCGGTTTTGGCAACGTGGCTGATGCGGCAGAGGTGTTTTTTATCACCGAGATTGAGCCATTGCAAGAGCGATTGAAAGAGTTTAACCAGTGGTTAGGTCAAGAGGTTATCAAATTTAAACCGTCAAAATTGTTACAGCGGACACAATAAAACAGATCCTTACAAGCTCAAACATAGCCCCTAGATTGGGGCTTTTTTAATGTATAAAGCAAAAGTTTGCTTGATTAGCGTATATATTTCGGCAATTTATTATATCAAAATAACAAATAAAATACACTTAAAAAATAATTTTTCCTTTATTTTTCAACAACTTCACCACCGCCCAACCCGTGCTGTCTATCCTTCGCCTCGCCCGCACACTTAATTTGTCGATTTATACGCAAATGCAAAAAGGCGATCCCTACAAGCCCCATATAATCGCAAAGCGATCTTAAAAACTCGATCTTTTTACGCAATTTTACGCACCTCAACGCAAAAATATTGCTTGTCAGGAAAAATCGTTATTCTTTAATTGCATATACATATACTGCACATTATAGATTTTAACTTATTGATAAATAATGATTATTGGTGCGAGCTAGTCGCACCATTATCCCTATCGTAGCCTTTCGTAACCGCTCGCAAATCCCTTGTAAAGCCTAATACGAAAGGCTTTTTTATTACTTTTCTACAACGTAACTCAACGCATTAAACCGTATTTAATCACCTTTTTATGTAACCATCTTTGTAACCACAATATAATGCTTGAGTTTCGTGGTTACAAAAAAGTAAGTAAAAGGGGGTAAAATGCCTAAAGTAACTAAGCCTTTAACAAATACAGAAGTTGATAAATCAAAGCCTAAAGAGAAAGAATACATACTCTCGGACGGATACGGATTATTTCTACTTGTCTTGCCTAGTGGTGTTAAAACTTGGCGATTTAATTACACACGCCCTTTCACTCAAAAGCGTACCAAAATAGCTTTAGGAACTTATCCTATGTTTCGCTTGCTGAAGCTCGAGCAATCCGTGAAGAATATCGTGCTTTATTGCCTAAAGATATTGATCCACAAATCCATAAAGAAGAACAAGAAAGGTTACAAGCTGAGAAAGTCGATAATACCTTTTTAAAACTAGCTCAGCGTTGGAAAGAAAAAAGAAGTAAAGAGATTGAGCCTCTTACTATGGAAAAAAATTGGGCAAGATTAGAAAGTCATTTATTCCCTGTTTTAGGGCATTATCCAGTAACTAAAATTAGCTCGCCTATATTAATTGAAGCCGTTAAACCATTGAATGAAAAAGGAATCAATGACACGCTACACCGCATTATCTGTAGAAGATCAAACCTAATCTGACAGTCCCCCGTTTAAAATTACCGTGTCTGTCAGATTAATTTGAGCTTAAATTCTTTTCTACCCAAATCCGTTTTCCATCAAGTAAGGTTGCCATCGGTGTTCTGCCACAGCACATTTTTCCTTGATGTGTTCGATGGTGATTATAATACATTAACCACTCATCTAAATCCGCTTGTAATGTCGTTAAATCCGTATAAATTTTCTTCCTAAATGCCACTTGGTAAAATTCTTGTAAGATTGTTTTATGGAACCGTTCGCAGATGCCGTTAGTCTGCGGATGTTTTACCTTGGTTTTACTGTGTTCAATATCATTTATCGCTAAATAAAGCTCATAATCGTGATTTTCTACCTTGCCACAATATTCACTTCCTCGGTCAGTTAATATACGTAACATCGGTAAACCTTGGCTTTCAAAGTATGGTAACACTTTATCATTCAGCATATCCGCAGCACTGATAGCGGTCTTCATTGTATAAAGTTTTGCAAACGCCTCTTTACTGTAAGTATCAATAAACGTTTGTTGATAAATACGACCCACTCCTTTGAGGTTGCCCACATAGAAAGTATCTTGTGAGCCAAGATAGCCAGGGTGTGCCGTTTCAATTTCACCACAGGCAATCTCATCTTCTTTCTTACGCTCTAAGGCTTGTACCTGTGCTTCACTGAGTATAATACCTTGTTCTGCAACCAGTTTTTCCAGGGCGATTAATCTTTGCTTAAAATTGGCAAGATGATGACGTAACCAAATCGAACGGACACCTCCTGATGAAACAAAGATGCCTTGTTTACGGAGTTCGTTACTCACTCTTACCTGCCCAAATGCTGGGTTATCAAGAGCAAACTTCACAACAGCTTGCTCTATTGCCTCATCAACACGATTTTTTAAGTTGGGAACACGTCTATTTTGATTCAGCAATGCATCAACACCACCTTGCTCAACCGCTTGTTGATAACGATAGAATGTATCTCGGCTCATTCCCATTACTTTGCAGGCTTGAGAAATATTACCCAGTTCTTCTGCTAAATTTAATAAACCAGTCTTGTGTTTAATGAGAGGGTTGTTAGAATAAAACAT